CACCCGAACACCTCGAAGTGGTTGCGGGCGCTGTCCTCGGTGTCGTTGAAGCCCGTCTGCCCGAGCTGCGCGGCGATGCCGAGCCGGACGCCCGTCGCGAACTCCTCGTTCGCACGGAGCGGACTGTCGAGTGTGACGTCTGGCTCATCGCCGTCGTCGGTGGTGTCGTCAGGCATCGGTTAGAAGCTCCAGGTCGGCGCGACGCGGCTGTCGGCTTGGTCGACGTGCTCGGCCCACGCCGCCATCGCCGCAGCATCGAGGTAGTCCGGCGAGTGCCCGAGTGTGTCGGTGACCGACTCCTTGGACGTCGCCTGCAGGACTGTCGCGTCCCGGCTCTTCAGGTACCGCTCCTCGAACGCGATCGTCCGGGCCGCGGCAAGTGCCTGCCGACGGAGTTCCGTACTCGCGAACGCGCCCTGTGCGAGCACGTCGCCGAGGTGTGCGAGCGCTTCGGCCCACTTGTGGCGGTAAGTCTGGTCGGCTGCCGCCTCGGAGCCGCTCTTGAACCGCGTCACGTTGGGGTACCGCGCATCGAGCTCGTCGGCGAGGTGCGACCCTTCCCCAACGGCGTCGACGGCGATCTCCGGGCTCGCCCACTCGTCGAGCAGCGCCGTGATCGCCTCGGCTTGGACGGTGTGGTTCGTCCCCTGCTCGGCGTAGTGGACGCGGAACTCCGTGTCGTGCAGGCCGACGACGACGGTCTCATCGCCCGAGCGGGCGACGTCGATCCCGACCGCGGACGGCGTCTCGCGCGTCCGGCCAGGCGTGCGGTCGTACGCTGCCCGGACCGCGCCGACGTCGATGGGGCGGTGCGCGCTCGCGCCCTGCGGCGGCATCACACCAGCGCGGCGCCGATACCACCGCGTGTCGAGGTCGTCACGGTGTTCGTGGGCGGTGCGAGCCTCGTCGATGCCCGGCCACGGCTCACCGTTCCACGTCTCCCAGGACTCACGGACTTCGGAAAGCCCGAGCAAGCCGGGGATCTTCGGCCCGTCGTGGCCGCCGGCATCGACGCGCACGTTCCGAGAGTCCCACGTCGCCAGCCGTTCGACGTGCCACGCATCCGAGCGCATGAGGTCGTGGACGACGTTCCCCTCGTCTTTCGGTGGGTTCGCGATGACCAGATGGCGGTCGTTCGTATCCGTAAGACAGGAGTCGATCGATTCGAGGACGTCAGCGTCGACCGTCTCCTTGTCGGCCTCCTCCGTGATCGCGAGGAGATGGTCGTTGTGCGTCCCCTCGAGTTCGCCGGCGTCCTTCGGTCGGGACGCCTCAAAATACCACTCCGGGTCGCCCGTGTCGACCCGCGGCGGGGAGTGCTTGTATTCGCCCGGCAGCCCCGCCTCGCCGTCGACCGTGCCGTCGCGCTGGAGCGCCTCGACAGGCCGGCATAGCGTCCGCTTTAATTTCCCGTACGTCCCCGACGTGGCGAGGACCGTTGACGGGCGTCGCGAGTGGAGGAACGCCTCGGTGAGACAGGCCGCGGCATAGGACTTTCCCGGGCCGTTCGCGCCGAGGACGAGCGTCCGGCGGTGCTCGGCGACCGCCCGCAGGAGCCGCTGCTGCGCATCCGATAGCCGGACGGGGAGTTTATCGTGTACCCACCGGACGAACTGGCCCGGGCCGCGCTGATAGCGGTCGCGAAAGGAGGCGACATCCTCCGGCGGGGGAGAGCGGCTACTCATCGTTAGTCTGTGATGCGGCGCCGACCAGCTCGCTATACGACTCCGTCGCGTCGTGTTCAACCGTGTCCGGAGTTTCGGTCATCTGCCCCAGCGACTGCGCGAGTTCGACCTCCGTCTCGACTGCTGTCCCGATATTCCTGCGAATCTTGAGTTCGAGCTCGACGTCGCCGTTTTGCCGCGCCTCCGTCGCCATTTGGTGCATCCGCTGGCGGTTCTTGCGCAGCTCACGGAGCCGCCCGGCGCCGTCATCATCGTCGAACCACGCGAGACGCGGCAGCCAGTCGTCCATCCGGTTAATGTCCGACTTAACCGTCCCCGGCGCGACATCGTACCGCTCCGCGAGCGTGTCGACGACGCGGCGGTAGTCGTAGCCCTTGACGACGAGCATCTCGAACGTCTCGTCGCGTCGCTTTCGGAGGTCTTCTTGCATAGTACTCTATACGGTATTATTAAGTAACAGGCGCTCTAACGTAGTTATACGCCCGATTCGACGCAGAAGTCGAACGGTGTAGAGGCACCGTCCGAGGGCTGGCAAAACCAGCATGGCAATCAACGACGCCGCGGCAAGTAAAGTTGCCGCTACGGAGCGAGTTGAAGAGTCCATTAGTTACGGACGACCGACGTGTGACGTCTGTCGAGAGACCCACCACGACGATCGCGATGAGGCGGGCGGGTTCTGGCCCGATGCGCCGATCCATTACGTGCGAAACGATGCGAGGCGGGCGGACGAGTTCTGGGGCAAGACGCTCTGTCAACATCACGAGGAGCTAAACCACATCCCGAGCGGTGCGACGCACCGTGTCGTTGACAACCCGGAGTACATCGGCGACGAACACCGGATGAACAGCGCTTACAAACACCGCGTGGCCGAGGTCCGGGAGCTGCCAGAATGACGGGCCACTACGACCCAGAGGCGGAGACGGTGTCCGACGCCTGGGAAGGTGTCTTCGTCTCTTGCGCGTGGGGGTACAACCGGACGAATCGAGACTACGCGCAGATCGTCGACGTCTCCTCGACAGGCAAGACCGTGCTCTGTCAGCGCGTCGGGGCGGAGGTTGTTGACCAGCCGAATAAGACGACCGAACACGTCGTCCCGACCGCGGAGCGCGTTGGCCCCGAGTTCCGGCTGCACGTCCGGAGCGGGTGTAACGACGAGCCCGTATTCCGCGGTTCGTACCCGTATATCTGGTCGGAGATTGCAGACGGCGAGGACGGCCCGAGTACACGGATGGGGACGTTCCTAACCTGCGACAAGGGCGCGTCACCGGACTATCAGACCGCGCCGAACGGCGGGCATTAGGTGGCGCCCGTCCGATAGCCGTGTGAAGTGCGTCGGGGTGGGACTCGAACCCCCAGCTCCGCCGTGGAAAGGCGGCGTGTTGGCCTGTTACACTACCGACGCGCTGTTTTAGTTATCTGGTTTGCGTGCTTTAATGCTAACCTTCTCACCCTTATACATCCCGGCACCGAGTTCGTCGATGCGTTCGTAAGGGATTTCTTTGACGGTCAGCCGATCCCGCCAGTCCTTGTCGATAAAATAGATATACCGGAGTTGATAGCCCGGTATGTATTCAGCACCCGTTTCTTCTTTGAAGTCGGACATTTTACAAGACCCGCCCGTCACTTCAGCGAAAGACTGGCCGTCAAGCTCTGCCCGAGGATCGTCGCTATGTGCTGTCAGGGTCATATCAGCAACCGTTTCGCCATCTGGCAGTTGTAAGAGGGTTTTGTTTTCCGTAATGCCAGTTAGGACAGAATTTGAAGCCCGATACACCGCGCCGTCACCGCACTGAGTTGCATCTGCAAACGAGACCACCCACTTGACGTGTGGGGCGTGTTTTTTGAATAGCTTGAACGCGATAGAAAGACACCGCGAACCGCTGTTTTTCGGCAGCGCGTCGGTGAACGCCATCCGGTTGAGTTCCATCATCTCATTCCAGCCGGTCCCCTCAACCAACCCTAAGAGTTTTTCGCGGTCCATTGGCGGACCGAACTGCATGACTCCCTCCAAAGACCCGTGGTAATAAGCGCCGAGGTGGAGCTGGCTGTTTGGGACGACCGTGCCGCTGTAGTGGTGTTCCCTGATGAACTCATTACCCCGCGACGAGTCTACGGGTTCAATGACGATGTCCTTTACAGACATGGTCAATCAGGGCGCAGATACTCCTGACACACTACCGCAAGGGCGTTACCATTATCATTAGTATTCACCGGGTGGTCGGTGTCCGCGTTTTCCTTTGCCCGCTCGACCGCAGTTTCGACGGTGTCGAGTTGTTCCTCGGCGAGGGTGAACGTCCGTTGCCGGATCGGGTCACGTCCGCCATCGGGCAGGTCGCCGAACGCTTCCTCGATCACTTCCTCGTCGGGTTCAAGCCCCTTCTCAACTTCGTCGATCTCATCGCCACCGAAGCCCGTTGCCTCCAACGACATCCCCTCGTTACGCAACAGTTCAAACTCGGTGGCGAGTAGTTCGTTATCCCACTCGCTCTCAGAGACGCGGTTGTCCGCGATCCGCGCGGCGCGCACCTCCGCGTCGGAGAGGTCCGACTGCTCGATGACGGGGACGTCGTCAAGTCCGAGCTTCTGCGCGGCCTGGTAGCGACCGTGGCCTTTGATGATCGTCCCGGCGCCGTCGACGACGATCGGCTGGTCCCAGCCGAACCGGCGGATCGACGAGGCGATCTTATCGACCTGCTCGGTCGGGTGTTCCTTCGGGTTCTCGCCGTACGGGACGATACTGTCGAGTGGACGGACCTCAACGTCGTCGTGAAATTCTGTGTTGGGTGGCATGGGAGAGTCGGCCCCTACGCGCGGGCGGGCGCGTGAAGTTGGATTCCTATCAACTACCTAACGCCACTCGTGGAGGTCACACGGCTCGCGGGCGGCGACCCACGCGTGGTCGTTCGCGGCGTCGTAGACCGCGAGCGGGCCGTCCCGCCCGTCGACGGCGTAAACGCGGGCACCGGGGACGTCGAACGTCCGGGTGCGGGTGAGGTCGTCGGCGTCGATCATCGTCGGTCGGGCGGCGTGTTCGGCGCGCGGACGTACCAGCCGAGGGTGACGAGCGCGCCGGCGATAGTGCCGCCGCAAAACCCGGCGGCGAGGCCCATCAGGAGCCACATGTAGACGCCGATCATCGCTCGGCAACGGAGCGCATGAGCCAGACCGCGTC